CAGCGATCTTGAAAACATTCTCTAAACTGTTCTTAATTATGGGCATTTAGACCCCCCATTAAGAGCCATGCAGTGAAGCCCCCAAGAGCAAACCCTGCAACTCCTACTACAACTATTTTAACACTATTCCATGTTGCTACGTTTTTCAGCTTCTTCAAGGATTGCGATGCCTCTTTTAACTGATTCGTGAGCACTTGCAACTGACTGTCCTGTTCTGTCAGCAGATTCTGCAACCTGCTGATTTCCTGCTCTGATTGTGTCAGTTGTTCGTCTGCTGTTATCAACGATGTCTTTAGTGTCTGAAACTCGCTTTCGGAGAGGGTTATTCCACCCTCTGCCCAACAGGAAAGCGAGAACAGCACCAGCAAACAAGCCGATGCCAACAAAAATTTTCTTGATTTTCTCATTCATCTTCTGCCCGATGTTTCACGTGAAACATTATTTCTTTTCTTCGGGGATTCCTGCAAGTGAGGTCAGCAGAGAAAGAATCCCAGCGAGAAGCGATGAACTTCCGACCATGACCCAGTTGACATCGGACATCATAGCTGATGTTCCAATAGTTGCGATAGCGGTCTGTGCCACTGTCTTTAATGCTCTGATACCTGCATACTTAAACCACTCTTTCCAGTCTCTCATGTTAGATTCTCCTTAATTGGTTTTCTAACTACAAATTACCACGAAAGAGCGTTACAATCAATCACCAGTTCTGTGCGTGTGCGTACATACGCATTGCTTGCTTTGAAGTTTTCTTGATGTAATGGCTCGTTGTTGCGATACTCTCATGCCCCATAAGACCCTTTAACAGAGCGACATCCTTGGTTTGGTCGTACATCTCCCTTGCAAAGAAATGACGATATTCATGTGGGTTTGTTTTGCACTTGATACCATATCTGTTTTTGATTCTACGGAACGCTTCACGTACATAGTGTGGATTATACGGAATAACGTGCTCGTTTTCGGGCTTCCCTGCCACGTACATATAGAGCGTTTCACGAAGCGTGTGCGAGAAGAAAACTGTCCTTTCCTTGCCACCCTTGCCCCATACTGTCGCATAACCTCTTTTGAAATCTCCATAAGTCACCTGCGTTGCTTCACCGATTCTCATTCCAGTTCCTGCAAGGACTTTCAGAGCGATGTACCAATGATATTTGCCGTCTGCGAGCAGGTGGTCTATTAAGTTGTGAAAATCGTCTATTTCCATTCCATTGACTGCGAATGGTTCATCATTGATTTTCACTCCCTTGATGCCTTTCTGCCCCTGCCACTTCGCATAGTGGTTAAGCGATGCAATCATAACATTGATACTGCGTGGCTTTTTGTTCTCTGCTATCAGCATATTCTTGTAAGCTACTGCGTTCTGTGGCGTCCATTCTTCAAAGCCGTGCATTATGAAGCTACGTACACTGTCAAGGTAGGTTCTCTTTGTGCAAGCTGAGAAGTCGCACCCGTCTAAAAATTCTTTGTACTTTTTAATGTCAATCATGGTGTTCTCCTTTGTGTTTTTCTTCACACTTTCATAATAAAACATAATGTATTTACATTTCAAGCGTTTTCTTAAAATTTTTTTCAGAACAGGTGGTGCTATAAAATGTATTGTTCAATGGTCATTTATAAGATTTACCCTTTTCTTATAAACGAGGTTAGAATCTTTTATAGCACTTTTGACAGAGATATAAATAGCCTGATGCCCTAAACGCTATTATTGATGATATCGAAGCTATTGAATGGAAATACCTTGGCACTAAATCTTCAAACAATTCTATGACTTTGCCTAGTGGTTGGAAAAATGTAAAAATTGTTTCTTTTTTCACAAACGATGCTGTCACAGTTGTAATGAGTGTAGATACGCTCACAAAGTATGGAAATGTAGTTATCGGTCACGCAGGAAGCCTTATTCGTTCTGCATATATGAGCATAGGTCCATCTTCTGCATCTCTGATAAAATACTATCTTCTAAACCCAAGCAGTCTTGGCATTGATGATGTAACATCTCAATGTACAACCTATTTTTGGTATAACTAAACAATAGGCAAGGCCTGATCACCTTGCCCTTCTATAATTAGACATTATTGACAGTGAATTGTTTCCAGCCATTCCAACCAGTATAATAAGTTCTGTAATAAATACTATCGCCTAGATAATCCCATGCAAACTGTATTGCGTAATCAGTGAAAGCAATTGTAAATCCACTCATTGCATTAGAACCACTTCTTGGTCTGTTTGAAACTCTTTCGCAAGTACCATAATCCCAACCAAAGGTTGTTATTCTACCCCAATTCAAGAACTGAGAATCGTTTAGGTCTAAGTATTTGCCATCGTATGGGTTCAAATATAGTGAACCGAGTTTGCTTGCGACTGTGCTAATAATAGCGTTTCTTGACGCTATTAACAATACTGTAATGTCCCTTCGTAATAGAGTTTCTGACTATAATAATTCGGACTCTTATCTTCCTGTAATTTTGGATGATATAGATTCGAGCTTTGCTAATGCCAGCAATTATTCAATGTTCCAAGGAAGTACAAGCGATAATATTGAGGCTGGATGGATAGGCTTTAAACATAACATTGATAAAGGAGGAATAGCTATTATTTTCAACTATGACAAGGGTCTTACTGTCTGTGCAGGAAGCGGTCTGCCAAGTAACTGGATTTTTAGAAGTTTGATTTCACCTTATTAAATACAACTCCCCACCGAAGTGGGGATAATTAGTCTGGATAGACTATTTCCAAGTACCAACTGCAAGATACACCATCTCTATGTTATCAGCACCATATGAATGATTGTTCTTGTAGCTCATTACAAATTCACTTGTTCCAACTGCGCCAACGCCAACTGTAAAATAAGAGCCTGCATAATCAAGAGGTGTTGCCACAATTCTTGGTTTTACATTAAATGCCTTTGCATAAGATTCATATTTTGAACCTTCACCGCCAGTTGTTCCTGATGATGAAAATGTTACCTTGCCCCAACATAACTGAAACCCGTTTTCAAATCTAATATAACCAGTTCCCATATCCTTGATAACAAGATTCCTAATAGCGTTTATAGCATCATTAACATTTGTGAACTCACTGTCGATTCTATCCTCTAAATCGTTCATGTTTTCTGCACTCAGAGGTGTACCTGCCTGCGTGACAACATCGGGTGCAGATTCAAGAGTAACCTTGCTTCCACCATTAAAAATGAACTTATTTAAACCCTGCCCAAGACGAGCAAGCCATGTCTTTTTGTTGTATGCCATATCTTACGCTCTCCTTTTTATCAGTTCTTTACGTATAGAACATCAATAGTTGCCCCACTGTAGCTGGCGGACACAGTTGCACTTTCCAAGAAAATAACTCTCACGTTTGCAACAAGATGAGATTGGTCTAAATCTACCATTTCTACTGAAAATTTAATATGCGCACCACCACTCTTATATAAATCCACAGAGTACCCGACAATTCCAATCGGAGTGTATCCAGTTTTTTCTACATCGAAATTGAAAGCCATTGTTGCACCATCAGCGTACGGGTTGAACCATTCACCACTCCAACGAACTGATTGAATGACTAAATCAGACGGGCTAACCTTTCCCAAAAGGGCTGAATAAACACCACCACTTTTTACTGGGTTGTTGCTTCCCGAAGTCGGTGCACTATCAAAGGTAAGCGTATCCTGCTTTCCTTCAAGCTGTGTGTCTACATAAGTTTTATCAGCCTTTGAAGCAATAGCCGTTGCATCAGCTGTAAAAGCATCATCAATTCTGTCCTCAAGGTCATTGAGGTTATCGGCAGAGATAACATCACCCTCTTGTGATACAGTGTCGGGGCTGTTGGTAAGAGTCTGCTTGTTGTTCGCATCCTTTTCCCCGATGATGAACTTGTTAAGTCCTGTGCCTATTCTTGCAAGCCATGTTCTTTTAACAAATGCCATATTTCCCCCTTAAATCAGCACATAGTCCTTGCGGATGAAAGTAACTTCCATTGTGTCATTCTTCTCAAGGGCTATGACAATCCTTGACATGAGCGTTCCACTGTTCGGTGTGCTTGAGGCATTGCCGATGAACACGCCGATTTCTCGCAACGTATCGTTTGCCTGTGCGTTCGTGAGAACCCAGTATGTCTGTGTATATGTCCCGACAACAGTCTTTGCCGTAGGAACGCTTCTGAATATCTCTGCACCCAAAGCCGTGTCCTGTGCCGTTGCTGGTGTGTTGTCCGTTCCGACAGCAAGGTACTTGATTTCCAAGTCAACGCTTGAAGTTCCTGCAAGATGTCCCAGTACAGCGTTTCTGTACGCCTCTGTAAGCTGGTTGTCAATCTCGATTGTATCGACCAGCACCCCGTTCTTTCTGACTTCGATTGTCCAATGACCTTTCAGCCTTGTCTCGCTCTTTAGTTTCATGTTCACCTCACTTACAGCAATATGCCGTTCCTGCATCGCCAAGAGGATAGACCAACTGTCCGTCTCCACTTGCACAGTATATCGTAAAATCAGCGTTCCAACCACTACCACCACCACTGCACAGGTTCGGCATGATAGTTCCCAACGGCTGTGCTATCTGTCCGTTCTCCATCGGTGTGGCAGACACATACAGTGCGATGTTCGGGGAGTATCCCAAATCCTCGACCAACTCCTGTGTATCTTCCACGTTATAGTCAATAATGACAAGTTCCTCTGCTCTCACTGACAGCTTTGTGATATCAGTGTACAGCCTTGATATTGTCTCGCCATATGACTGGACGAAATCCCTGTCTGTGAACGTGAGCGAGAACTTCACGGATTCATCGTCATTCAACCTCAACGGCTCTATCGTCTTTTCCGTGAGCACGAAATCGCCTTCAATATCGAGTTCGGGAATATTGAATGTCCACTGAGTATACAGTTCCAAATCATCGAGCGAGAAACCAGCTTGCAACAGTGTGTGTATGTCTGTCTTGCAGGTAAGTGTCCTCTTTTCTTCTCCATACTGCGACAGAAGGCTTTCGGCTCTGTTGACTGCATCCTGCCTTGTCACAATGGTTGGGTCGGTGTAAACGTTGTCAATCAGTCCCGACAGTCCTGTCTTTTCGGCTATCTCGGCTATCTTCTCTCCGTTGGACACCTCATAACGAATCGGTGCAAGTCCTACGTAGACAATCTTGATTGTATCGCCAACATTCAGCACAAGACTTCCACTGTACCTTGAATTGACGGAAATCTGTCTTGAATTGTAAGACCACAAGAACAGCTTGGTATCGTCTCCATCATCAATGCCACGGACACCGATTGCACTCGCTGGAACTTGCACATTGTTGATGTAGATGTCGGGTGTCTGTACCAGTGCGAATGTCGTGTAGAAGCCCTGCCAGTTCTCTGTGACAGTGTAATACTCTGTCTGTGGGTCGGTTGTTATGTATGCTCCGTCTATAATCTGATTGGTGCGTAAGTCCCTCGCATCCGATTTGCTCTGCAAGCCACTCAATGGTGCGTTGTCCAGCGTGACCACCTGTGAGCACTGTGGGAAGTCATCGAACCTTACGAAGTTGAACTCCTTATCGTTCGTGACCTGCCATGCCCCACCGATGAACCCTGCCAACTCGTTCATAACAGACATCATGCTCATGTTCTTGCAGTTGTATATCTCAAAGGTAGGTGTGTCTATCTCGCTCAGTTCGCCAAGGGTTATTCCTTCGGGTGCGATGTAACGCTGGTACAAGTCGAACACAATCTCTGTCATTGTCTTGTCTGCATAGGACACGTTGGCAAGCCGTCTCTGCAGGATTGCGTTGCCGTTCAGACAGTTCAGAGAATAAATGCGTTTCTCAAATGGCGAGGAAAATGCAGGGCTGGCAGGGATGCCCAAGATACCAAGGAAGATTCTTTCTGCTGGTTCTCCGTCAAGAAATACCTCTATCAAGTCCCCTGCTCTCGGTATCGGCTGGTTCTCAACCTCTACGGACAACGTGGAAGAAGTCGGGTTGCCGACCTTTTCTGATATCTTCCACGATGAGAACCCTTTGTATTCTATTCCGTTAATCTTAACAATCATATAATCACCTCAGAATGAACTGTGAAGCGTTGTCGATGTTCCTCAATACAGCGATGCCAAGCTGTGTTCCGTCAACCTCTATGACTGCCGAAAGCTGGTTGTTGATGTTCAGAGGGGAAAGACTCTGCATATCCATTCCCAACGGCTGTGAAGCCATCTGCTCAACTCCGTACATTCCACCATAGCGTCTTAGTTTGTCGGCATCCATTCTGTCAAGAACCATTTCGCCTCTGTGCAGTGTTGCAGGGTAATCATCATACGGAACGTAGTCCTTTCCGACAAGAAGCGAGTTTGCATAGCCGTCAATCAGTCCTGCACCGATGAAGGCGGTGGTTGCTCCTGCTGTGAGAGCGAGTCCACCTGCGATGTTCAGCGAGAAGTAAGCAAGTACGGCTCTTGCAGTCATTTCCTCTGCCAAGGCACGGACGATAGAAGCAAGGGCTTTCAGTGCCGTCTTGCCAAGCGTTGTCCAATCGGCAGAACCCTCTGCTACACTCTTGCCCAGTTCATACAAAGCATTGCCAGCAAGACCAGCAAATGCCAATGTTGCCGTCTGCAAAGCCTTCAGCTTATCTTCCGTTGTCGCAAACTGATTATTGAACACATCGACAAGATTTGATATGGCACTGCCTACGTTGACAGTAAGACCCTTCATTGCATCCTGTATAAGCTGGTTGGAATCATTGAACGCTTTGACCCTTGCATCTTCCTCGTTCTTTGTCTCTACTTGTCTTTTCTCGGCTTCCTCTTTCTGCTTTCGGGTCAGCTTTTCCTCATTCTGTATCTGATTCTCGGTGGTTGCATTGTTGCTTTCTGTAATTGCCTTGTTCGCACCGACCACGCTGGTTTTTCTGCTCTCTGCGTTCTTCTTTACTATCTTTACATTTTCATTGTCTGCACTTGTGCTCTGATTCAGAGCCTTTGTGAAGGCGTTCATGTCTGCCGTATAGTTCTTTGTCAGCTTATCGGCTTTCGTTCCGTTTTCTGTGTAGTATTTGACACTTCCTGTCGCTTCATCCGTTGCCTTCTTGAATCCCAGCATTGAAGCGATGCCGTCACCAATCCAGCCTACCAGCTTCTTGATGCCGTTGACTATGCTTTCAATCCATCCTACAACCTTTTCCAAGACTGTTACAAGAGGATTCAATACTGCGTTCACTCCGTCTGCTATCAGATTGAAGATAGGTGTGAGCAGAGCCAGCATTGGTGTGAGCATGGACGAAACAAGACCCGAACCGATGTTCAGTATCTTTGTCATTACTTCAAGAATCGGGCTTGCTATCGTGAGCAGTGCTGAAAGGATATTCCCTACCAGTTCCAACGCAGACGCAAGAGGTGGTAACAGTGTCTCAATTATCGGCACAATCACATCAACAAGCGATATGATAATCTCCATCAAAGGTGGCAGAAGCTGTGAGATAAGATTGCCCAATACTGGTATAATCGGCTTTATGGCTTCAAACAGCGAGTCCAGCAGAACCTTGACTGTCGGAAGAAGTTCCTCGACCATCGGCACAAGTTCCTCTCCGACCTCGGACAGCATCAGCGTTACAGAGTGTTTAAGTTCCTCAATTCTGTCTGCTGTTGTCTTGCTCGCCTCGTCAGTGGCTTCCAGCACACCCTCTGCGTTTGCTATCGCCTCTGCGAAATCGTCAAAGTTCAGACTTCCCGATTGCAGAGCCGACACCATGTCTGTTGCGATTCTGTTTCCGAAGGCTTGAACTGCTATGCTGTTGGCTTCGGCTTGGTCGGTGGCATTGGTTATTGATGCGAGCAAATCTTCCCAATCTGCCCTTGCATCAGTTCCAGCGTTTGCTGAATCCTCAAAGGACTTCTTCATAGCCATAAGAACAGCGTTGGAATCAATGCCCTGTTTCTCAAACTGCATCATCATCGCTATGGATTCGTCCATAGAATAGCCCATAGCCTGCAGTGTGCCAGCGTTCTGAGCAAGGTTTGCCGTCAGTCCTGCGACAGATATTCCACTCGCCTGTCCTGCTACTGTCAGCTTGTCCAACAGCAGAGGCATCTGCTCGGCATCAATGTTCCATCGGTTCATAGCCTGTGTGACGGCTATGACACTCTGCTGAACATCCTGCCCAGTGGCATCTGCGAAATCAAGGAACAAGGCTGTCGTTGTCTCCAACGCCTCGTCCGTATATCCCAAACGTGTGTTGATCTCACCGATTGCCCTAGACACCTCGTCAAATGAAGCCTCGCTCTCGGCATAGACAGCCTTCGCAGAGTCCATAAGACCCTGCAACGCTTCGCCCGATGCACCTGTTGCGTTGACGATAGTTGCCCGTCCGTCCTGTATCTCGCTTGTAGCCTTTGCGACTTCCTTGCCCAGCTTGACAACAGCCATACCGACAGCCGTAGCGATTGCGACAGCCTTTACCGATATGCCCGATTCAGCCTTGCCGACTTCCTGCTCTGTCTGCTGTGCTACCTTTTGGGTATCTTCCATCGAGTCTTGAAAACCTTCAAGACCCTTCTTCGCTTCTTCGGTGTCTGTGTCTACTTGGAATATCAGTTTTCCGACAACATCATCTGCCATGTCTTGCCCACTCCTTGACGAACTTACCGAAGGACTTCATGCCGTTATCCTCGTTTCCTTCCAAGGCGAAGTCCCTCTTGGCTCTAAGTATATCAGAGATTTGCTTGGCATTATATTTCGTGGCTTTCGGCACTTCCATTGTTCTGATTCTGATGATTTCCGACAGTCTTGTGTCGCTCGGAAGCCCTTTCAAAAGTGCAATGAATTTCTCTATCTTCATTTCGCACTCGTCTAGATCAATGCCGTAGACCTGCATAAAACCAGCATAGATGTAATCAGCATCCTGTATGATGTCGAACGTTGCCTCACGCTGTCCGTTCTTCTTTTTATCTGCAAAGAGTTCAAAGTATTTGATGATAGCTTGTGTCTTGTATCCATCGGGGACTGTGCCTTTAAAAAGCAGAGGAAGCAAGGCATCTGCCTTCACTTCCTCTAGAATGTCCTTATTCCTCAGTATCTTCAACGCAACAATATATGCTTTGTGGTCGTTGATTATGGGAACAGCCTTGCCGTTTACCTCGATGTACTTATGATATTCAAGTAGCACCTGTCAGCCTCTTTGCAACATCCTTGCTTTCGTCCTTCGCCCTTTCTTTCAGTGCTGGCAGATATTCCTTCAAGAAGAACGGATACACCTTCAAGAGCATTTCATCGTAGTTGCCTTCATAGAAGTCAAGAATCTTCTGTGCGTTGCCCTCACCGAAAGACAGCTTAAACAGGTAGATGATTGTATCACCCAAGAACTGCACCAGTTCCTCGGTAATCGGCTGATTGACCTTACTCATGTTGTCAATCTTCGTCTGTATGTCTTTCAGCTTGCCCTGTGCCTCAAGAACCTTTCGGTAAAGAGCCATGCCACCGATTGGGATTGAAAGTATCTCTCCGTTCACTTCAAGTTCGATGGCGTTGGCTTTTTCTCTTTCAAGTTTATATGCCATTATTAGCCCTCTGTAACAGTGATGTCATAACCAGTGCTGACAGATACATCACCCTCTGTGTAGGTGACTGTGACCTCGGTTGTCTCGGCTGTCACGGTTTCGGGTGATGCCGTGAATCCGCTGTTGATATCGGCGGTTGAATCATCCGAATAGGTCACTGTGAGGACTAGACCAGTTGTGTCAACTTCCTCACCTGCGGTGTATGTCAGCTTTTCGGCAGGTGTCTTGACTGCGAGGCTTTCGGGTTCTACAAGGGTCACAGCCTGCGTTGCGGTGACTGTTGTCTCACCCTCTGTGTAGCTGATTGTGACGCTCTCCGTGAGTGCTCCCATTGTTGTCGGAGAAACCTCAACGCCCTCGGCTGTGCCTGCAACATCTGCCTTGTGTGAATCATTGTAGGTCACCTCAAGAACTGCACCAGTAAGGTCGATGTCCTCTCCTAACTTGTAAGCCGTCTTTGTCGGTGCTGTCTTGACTGTCATTGAAGCAGGGATGACCGCTGTCGGTGTAACAGTCCAGTAGCAAGCCTTTTCGTGATAGCCGAATGTGACAACAGTCTCAACTGCACCACCCCATTTGTCACGATTGCAGATAACCTTGTTTGTTACAACCTCGGTTGTGCCGTCATTCTTTGTCGCAGTGATTACAAGACCAGTAAGGTCAAGAGCATTTCCTGCATACTGTGTGTTGGTCGGCTCTGTCGTGATTGCGATTGAAGCAATGCCAATCGGGTCGATTGCTCCACCAATGAAAAACCTGCGTCCTTTTTCGTCTCTAAGTGCCATATAAAGCCCCCTTAACTTCTTATCTGATTATAGCATACATTTTTATCACACCACATTCAACACATAGTTGC